ACGAATAGGATATTCTATATTTTTTTGGGACCAACACTCTCCCCTGTTAATAGCACCAATGACATCCTTAGATATATTATATTTTTTGCCAATTTGATCAAAATGCTATAAATTATTTTCATCTTGAAGAATTTCAATAATTTCTTTAACGTCTTTTTTCGAAAGCTTTGACCAACTTCGGCCCCCATCTCCGCCATCTGTAATATTATATCCACCATCTTTAACTTTTGAATGGAAAAATTGAATATAATATTTTTCTTTATTATCAATATCTTCATTTGGAATATTATCTTCAACAATTTCAAAGATAAAATTATCTATTCCATAAGCATTGAAGGCATTATATAAAGGAATTGTTGTAATATTTTGTTGTTTACAATACTAACAAGAGCGTTTATGCTATTGCCATCTAATTTTTACTGGCCTGATTGTTTTTCCAATATAACAAGAATTATTTAATTTATTTGTTATTTTATAAATTGTTGCCATTTTTAAAGACTCCTTTCATTCTCTTTCTATAATATATAAAAAATATAAAAAGAAAATTATTTAAAGTTGTCCAAATTTTGACATTTGTAGAGACGGCCTTGAGTCCAAAAACTTACACAAACGCCTGTTCCATTTACAAAATCATTTGTTATAAGTCCTGCATATCTATTCATTTTATTAACTTAACCTTTCAATTAATATTGCTCCAATTGAATTACCTATAATAATACTAATAAATTTAATAATATTTATTATAGAGAAATTAAATAGCAAATAAGGAAAATCTGCTATACAGTGTTCCGCTCCAATTAAAATAAAAATCATAATTGCAAAAATAGTAAATATAATAACTTTATTTTTTACAGCAAAATGGATTAATGCTCCACAAAAACAAGCATTTATAAATAAAGTTAAAATACTTTTTGAAAATTTAGCGGCGGCTGCCGCATAAATTATATTAACAAAGTTTTGGTTACCAATCGCATATAGGCTAACTGTTGCAGCTATTGCAATACAATTAAAAATTAATACAGTTATTAAAAATTTCCATTCATGAAATTCTGTAAAAAATCCAATTTTACCAGTATATAAATTTAATTGCATATGAATAATAACTAATAAACCAAAACTAAATAAGCATGCTCCAATTACCGGAACTTCAGATTGAAGGTTAATAATAACCCCCAATCCTATTAATATTCCAGCAAGAATAGATTTTTTAATAGTATCCATTATCTATATCCTCTTAATAACGTAGAATGTTTAAATCGCATTTCTGTTTCCTGTTGTTTACCAATATTAAAAGCTGTTTTATAATCTCCAGTGAGATAACCAGTTACTCTACGAAGTCTTTGAATTTTTTTACTTTTGCACATTGGACATTCATCATTAATCTCTCCTGTATATCCGCAATTTAAACATAAATCATTTGGCACATTTAATGCAAAATATGGAATATCTTTGTCCATTGCATAGTTTACAATTTGTTCGAGTGCATCAATATTATGTAAAATTCCACTATCTAATTCTACATAAGTAATACATCCAGCAGAAGAGTAACCAGTTAATTGACTTTCAATATCAATTTTAGTAAATGGATCAATTTCTTTCCAAACCGGGACGTGCATTGAATTAGTAAAAAATTCTTTATCACTTACATTTGGAATTTTTCCATATTTATTTTGGAATTTTTTCATAGCGGTATAACATAAATTCTAAGCAGGAGTCATATATACACCAAAGTTAAGTTTATATCTTTGCTTATATTCCGCACATCTATCTTTAAATAATTGTTCAATTTGTTTAGCAAGTTCCATGCCTTTTTTTGTCGTATGATCTGTACCTATAAGGATTTGAAGTGTCTCTGCAAGACCAATTTGGCCCAGTGCTAACGTACCATGAACCAACGCAGATTTAATACCCTCTTCTGGCTTGTATCCTAACATAGTATGATTTTCCCACATAAATTTTGCAGAAGACGGATCTTGTGAGCAAATATATTCAAATCTTTCAATAAGCATATCTTTAGCTTCATGAATTTTTTTATCAAGTAATTGCATAAAAGTATCAATTCTATCTTTTTGACAATCTTGTACTGTCAAATATTTTGACATTACTTTTCCTTCTATCGCCTCCATGGCAAGCGTAGGAAGAATAATAGTTACAGGACAAATATTTCCACGGCCATCTTTACGTTGCGGGTTTTGACCTGGTTCTGCATTAATGTCGAACCCATTGGCGGTCCTACATCCCATTGTGCTGAAGAATGTAGTCGGGTCCTTAGGATCATACCCAGCATTTCCGCTCCAATCAACATTAGCATAGTTTGGATATAATCTTTTTGCTGTTGATTCAAGAGCTAATCTATATAAATCATAATTTGGCGTGCCAGGTTCTTTATTAACACCCTTCATCACTTGAAAAATTCCGCATGGAAAAATCGGTGTTTTATGAAATTTACCAACACCTTTAATACTACCTTCGAGCAATGCCTTAATCACCATTCTACCTTCAGGGGATGTACAAGTCCCGTAATTTATTGAAGTGAATGGTAATTGATTTCCACTTCTACTTTGTAATGTATTACATTTATATTCACATAAGGTCGCTAATCTTATGCAGTTCTCTTATGAACTTCTTTATGTCACCATAAAGATTAGACTATATCTTCACCCTCTTAATAGAGGGGGTTACCATTTCGAGTCGCTTGACCCTACTCCTCGTTTTATGAGGATAGTCGTTAGGCATTTATTGTATCATCATAATATCTTAAATGGTATCCTTTAAGAGTTTTACCTCTACCATTGCATAATTTTGAAATATTTGTAGCAGGGATACCCAATTGTCTACTACATTCTTGAACCGACTCAAACACTGTTTTTAATTCTTCACAATAAACAGGTTTTTTACGGGAGGCTTTTCGTATATTTTCTTTGGCTTGGTCAGAACAAGGAGTATGTCTATTTTTTGCTGATTTAGAAAGTTTCTGTTTATGTTCTTCTGTTAAGTGTTTGCCTTTTTGAGCTTCACTAATTTTCTTTTTCTTTTCTTCTGAACAAGGGTGTCCTAAACCATTCTTATTGCCAATCATAGATTGAGAAATTTTTCGTTTTGTTTCTTCATTCATTGTAAATATATCTCCACCAGAAGTAGAATTATATCCAAACTCTCTGTCCATAGAATGATATTTTGCAATTAATTCTTGCTCTTTTTTACAGGCTTTTTCTTTGGTTAAATTTTGAAACAATATATTATGTTCAAAATTATCCCAACCATATTTTTGAATAGCAGCATAAAAATGTGGACTTGATTTATAACCCTATCCATGCCGCCATCTTTGTTCTGGTTCTTGTTTGGTTATACCAATATAGACCTTGCCATTTATTTTATTTTTATGTTGATATACAGTATACATTATTAACCTCCTTTCTTATATAATTTGATGATACAAATTTAGCACGGGATTGTCTTATTTATTTTAAGAGTTTCCCCGTTTAGATAACTATGTTCTTAATATTACTATTAAGTCGTCCTAATTATTTAAGATTATGGTACATTCCTTCAACTGCTTGTTGAAGCTCTTTTGTTGTCATATCCATCGCATATTTATAAGCTTCTCCTTGATGTTGTGTATATTGATATGCATTAATTGGTAAATCTGAACCAAAACGAGTACTATTAGATTCACCATTTTTATCTATATATTTTATGCCATCTTTAAAATGTTTATAAAAACTTTTTCTCACATATGGAACCATCGTCCAGTCTAAATGCGTTGCACTTACTCCACCAAATTGTTGTAGACTTTGAAGTTGGAATAACACAGCTACAAGTTGAAAAGCAGTATTAATTGAATTTGCTGGTCTAACATCTGTTTGACGAGTATTAAATCCTTTAGCTAATAAATCATCAAAAGGAATTGATAAACAATTATGCATACCAACGGCATAAGCGTCTAAGTCATGAATATAAATTTCATTATTTAAATGATTTTCACGAGCCATTTTAGACATGCAATTATCAAGAGCATACTGCTTAGAGATAACTGAATAAAATTCACCGCGGCGGCCACCAAATGAATGCTCATCAACATTGGCATTTTGGTTATCAATCTTAGTGCCGGTAAGTTTTTCTTCTGCCGCCCGCATCATTTTATTATTCCAATTTCTTTCTTTTGTTCTTTCTTCTCGATATTTAATATATGCTTTAGCCACATCTTTTCTTTTGGTAGACATTAAACCATTTTCTACTAAATCTTGAATCTATTCAATTGATAATGGAAGGACTTCTTCTTCACAATAGCCTTCAATATAGTTAGCTATATTTTCTGCTTTTGTTTCAGCATAATCAGAAATTTCGCCATCAACTGCTCTAAAAGCTTTTAAAATTGCATTTTTAATTTTTTCTGTGTTAAAAGGCATTTTTCTGCCATCTCTTTTAACAACATAAATCATAATATATCCTCCTAATTAGATAAATATTTCTAGGGTTACTATATTATTTAAAAAATCGTTAATTAAATTAATTATTTTTGACCAATCTATTCTCTAAAAGTTATAGTTGGAGTTATAGTTGTACTTTTATGAGAGCTTTCTGCTTTAGGATAATGAAATTCTTTTTTCCCTTTTCTCCATTCTAAGTCACACATTTCAGGACATTCTTCTTCCATTTGCAAAGCTCCTAAAATATTAAATGCTGCGGCAGCTAAGTGGTCTTCATCATCCCACCCAGCAATATATTTAGCTAAATGCCTCTCTGCTGAATCAAGAAAAGATGATAATGGAATACCCTTTAAGTAATTAAAACGACCATATTTCTTTGCACCTTCTTCGTAATGGCGGGATAATCTTAGTAATGCCATCATAGGAAGAGAAAGCATATCTCCCTTCCCTTCATGCATATCTCTAACTGCGCCGGTATTAAACTATGTTCTTTCACCAGAATCTTTAATCATAATTAATTATACTCCTTTTATATTGAAACTCTTTCATGTTCTAATGTCATATTTGAGTTATTAACATTTACAATTTTATATAATTGATGTGTTGCAGTTGCTTTATAGGTTTTAGCAACAAAAGTATCTTCTCTTCTATATCCTGTTACCATAATTTTGGTTCCTCTAGAAAACCATCCTTTTTCCAATACTTTCTTACTACCATCTGTTTGCACTTCTGAAATTTGACGATTATACATGGCATAATATTCTTTAGTAAATTTAACATTGACAACCCCATCTGTTGTTAAAACCATAACCGATGCTTTTGTATTATTTTTACTAATAATTGTTCCTGCAATTTTATATAATTTAAAGATTGGAATATCTCTACCAGCTCTTTTGAAGAAATAATCCACTTCAGGTTCATATGATAATGTTGAAAAATCAACAATACCATATTTATGTTTATTAATATTAGACAATTCATGTTCATGATAATAAAAACATAAACTTTCCATTTCCCATGCAGAAATATTTCCATTTGCATATTTATTCCATGTTTCATTAAATAACAAATTATTATATTGATTTAATACTTCATTTTGATTCTCTTTTAACCAATCTCTTGCTTCACCCATTTCTTTTTGATAGATTTTATCCCATTTGATTTGGAGAATACAAGTAATTCCATTAATAACATCGAGTTCATTTAAATCATAATATTGTGAATAGAAATTTAATGAACCTTCGTCAAATACATAATATTTACCAACTTTTTTATTATCTTTAAGGAATTTGTTAAATACAAACACTTGTTTTTGTTTATTTAATTCTTCTGGAATCAATCCATTTTTTAACAATCCGTTAAAATTTTGTAAAGTTAATCGCTTTTTTGGATCACAAACTAATGATACATAATAGGCCATAATTGCATATCTCGGATTTTCTTTACAAATTTCTGATGCCCATTTATTATCAATTTTATCAAAAGCCCCTGATTTAATTAAAGATACCATTTGAGTTTTATTTAATGGACATCTATTCATAAAATCAATAATTCCTGTATATGGGCGGCCGCTAATAATCTGATCAATTACCGGCCCACCAATTTTATTAACACCTTTTAATCCAAACAAAATTTCATTATTTAATTCATCTGGCTCAAAACTAAAACCAGATTTATTAATATCAATTAGAGATACTTTAATTCCTCTTGATGTTATATCACCAATGGCTTTTGCTAATTTCAATTTTGTTATCCTAAAAGTTTTTTATCTTTTAGTTCTTATACTTCTTTATTCGTATAAGTTCAGCATATCTTTTCATCTTCAACTTTATTGGTCAGATGTCGCGGCCTCGTGGGAGAATTATTCTTTCGTCATCTCCTATGCGTTGCCCCTGACTAAACCTTTTATATTTTAGCCTTCGGTTCGGATTAGCATTTCAGCCTTCCCGCTTAATTCCGCGATAATAATATATTAAATTTCTTTAATACACGCCAATTAGGACGTCATAAGTAAATATTTGCTATATTTTCTATCTAAATAAATTGTTGAATTTTTATATAAAAAATGTAAATATTGAGGCACTAATTTTTTATCTGCACATCTCCAAGTTTTTGCCTGTCCACTTTTCAGTAACTTACAAGGTTTCCAATTAAAAAACTCAATGGCTTTATTAATAAAATCTTCTGTACTTGTAAAACCTATATAGTAAGTTTTATCTGTAATACATAAGCATCCATCTCCATCTATGTATCCTCTCATAAAATCTTTTTTAAATTGAGACGGAACCTGTATTTCATTTGGAAATTTTAAAATCAATGATTTACATGGCACACAACCTAATTTAATTAAATCATTTGTTATTTGGGAACAACAAAAACTTAATTTATAAGCATGATTTGTTTTGTCATAAGAAATTTTATTATTACATTTTAAAAAATTTTTTAATTTTTTTAAATGCTATAAATCTTCTTCTTTAAGTGCTACAGCAACTTGACCTTGAATTTTATTTACATATCCATCTGCATATAAAAAACCAAGCCAATATGCTTTTTCTTCTGAATCAATAATAGAAAAAATGTCTTTTTGAATTGGATTTCTCTCTGTTGAATATCCTAATTCCTTTAATTTTTTTGAAATTTGACCTCTATCTAAATTGAGAAGACGGCCTATTTCTGTAACTCCCTTTCCCTATTTTTTTAATTCAACAATTTTATTCATTTGTTCTTTTGTATATGCCATTATGCAAGAGTCTCCTTTTTATTTTTCTTACATAATTATATAAAAATTCTTTAAAATAAATTATTTACTTTTGTCCTGTCTAGCATAATCAGTTGTTTTTTCTATCTTTTTATTTTTATCTTTAATTTTAATTAATTCTTCATAATCTTCTTGAGATAAATCATCTCCAAATCTTGAAATATATTCTTCAATTTGTTTATTCACATCGTCGTCATCATCTTCTTCGTTTT